CAGCAGTAAAGAAGTCTGGAGAATTAGAAAATGCTCCAGAGAATAATTCCACATTGAAGAAATCAATGTGGGGCGGGCGTTTCCTCGGTTCCGCAGAATATATTAACTAAGAAAAGGTGGTGAAAAAATAAAAATGAGTGATAATATTTTAGAAAAGGCTGCTGCTAGCGGTACAGTTCTCTCCCCACTTGAATCTCCAGGTGCTATGACGGCACAGGGAAACTCAGGTGACAATGGTGGTGTACTAAACCCAGCACAGTCAGCACAATTTATCGATTATATCTTTGATGAGATGGTTCTTGCCAATGATGGTCGTAGAGTAGTTATGCGTGGTAATACAATGGAACTCGATAAGGTTCGTGTTGGTTCACGTCTTGTTGCTAAGGCAACACAAGCTGAGGACACAGGTGCAAACGCTGCCCCAGCATTCACAAAGATTGAATTAACAACAACCAAGTTCCGTCTAGACTACGAACTTTCAACAGAATCCCTAGAGGATAATATTGAAGGTCAGCAGTTAGAAGATCACGTTGTACGTTTGATGGCAACTCAGTTCGGTAACGATCTTGAGGATATTGCAATCAATGGTCGTCCAGGAACATCTGGCAATGGTACTTACAATAATACCCTTGCAGGATTTATCCGTCAGACACTTGATACTAACTTCGCAGGTGCTCACGAAGCTGCAGCAGCTGCTGCAACTTTGACAGGCATTTGGGACAATGGTGCAGCTGGTACAACCAAGCTAAGCCTAGAAGCATTGGAGACTATCTACAATGCTCTACCTCGCAAGTTCAAGGCTCGCCGTCAGGATCTGAAGTTCTACATGAACAGCAAGCATCTTCAGGAACTAATCGCTGAACTCCGTCAAATCGGAGCAGGTGGTGTTCCAGAGGCTGTTGCACAGAGAGTAATTGATGGCGTTCTGCCACAGATTGGTGGACCAGCAGGTGCACAGTATCTAATCTTCGGACTCCCAGTACTAGAAGTTCCTTTGTACCCAGACAACTTTGTTGATCTGACCGTACCAAGCAACCGTATTTGGGGCTTCCAGAGAGATGTTACTGTACATCGTGAGTTCAAGCCAAAGAAGGACACAATGGAATACACAGTATTCGTTCGCATGGGTGTCGCACTTGAAGAGAAGTCAGCTATTGCAGTTGGTCAACAGGCTTAATCGCAAACTGAATACCAAGATGAGGGGTTACAGAAATGTAGCCCCTCTTCTATTTTTTTGTAGTATAATTAATATGGAGGCAGACGCATGTTCGAAAGTAAAACAGTTCTTGAGCTTAAAGCAATTTGTAAAGTACTAGACATTGAAGTAAAAGATTTAAGAAAAAAGGTTGACTACCTTGGTGCTATTGAGGCATCAGGATATACCTGGGAATCTTATCTAGAAAAAGTAGATAAAGACTTTACATATGTTGAAGCGGTAACTAAAGAAGAAACAGAAGTTAAAGTAGAAGTAAAAGAAAAAGTACAGACACAGACTGAAGCAGACGTTGTGTTAAAAATGGTACATCCAAGAAGTGCTTTAAATGTTGCAAATCTTACCACTTTTACTATTGAAGAGCCTTTCAAAGTTTTGTCTGCAGAAAAAGCAGAAGAAATATTAAATTTGGCAAGAGGAGAAGTTAGAAAGGCTACAACTGAAGAGATAAAGTCTTTTTATGGTATTGATTAATGAAAGAGTATTTAACTAGTGACGGAGACCCTTTAGTAATTGAATATAGGGCTCCTGCTGGAACAGATAGCCTAGTTTACGATGTTTATGATACATCTCTTGGGGAATATTTAATTGCAGATCAAGCAGAAAAAAAGACTGCTGTAACAACTCCAGTTGCATACCAGCCATTCCATATTACACTTCCATACGATGTTGTAAAATATAACAGAAAAATTCAAATTAACTTACAGGTAATTGACCAAGCATCTTTTACTGAGGATGTTTTATATGCCTCACTAGTAAGACCATACGCAACTGTAACGGATCTTCAACTAGCTTTGGGTATAACTGGTCAGGCAGATTCTTTAAAAGCCTTAGAGAGAAGAGCCAGACTTATTATTGATTCTAAACTTAGTGATCAGTTTGGATTTACTTATGAATCAATTCAGGCATATGGTCAGGGAAGCGATGTTCTAGACTTAAGAAAAAGAGCTGAATCGTTTGATAAAGTAATTAAAGATGACCAAGTTATCTTTGATTCCACAGAAGATCCTGCAATTAACTTATTCTATAGACCAGTTGCAATTGCAGAAAGTAAAACAAGACTTAAAGTAATTGAAGAAGGTGCCAACCTATTTGAGTGGGCAGAGCCAACAGTCCTTGCCAATGAGCGTGGATTTGAAAAGAACAGCCTTTATACCGTTCGTGGAGAATACGGATGGAGATTTGTACCCCTTGCAATCAAAGAAGCAACTATTATGCTTGTAGAAGATATGCGTTGTGGGGACTGGAGTTATAGAAATACAGGACTAAAGTCTGTAAAGAATGACGCATTTGATTTAGAGTACAATCCAAATATTTATTCTGGAACTGGAAACCTAGCAGTTGACTCATTAATTGCACCTTACAAGAACTTTAACTTGCTGGTGATTTAAATGACATGTGTCGCTAAATCAGCATATACGATGACCGCAGACATTTATGTAGCATCTATTTCACAAAACTCAACTACTGGATCTATTGTAAAAACATGGTCTTTTAATCAAACTGTTCCATGTTTAGCAAGGGGTATCGTAAGAGCTGGACTGGGAGATAACTCTACAACTGTAAACATTGAAGATTTTTTAAAGGTAACTAACAGCATGGTAAAACTAAGAGCTGGAATTACTTTAGACTCAACAGTTAAGGTTGCAAATATTAAAAATTCAGATGGTTTAGTTATTTGGAAAGAGGGTCCTACATCTGGAGTATCTGGATCAACAATCTTTGAGCCTCGTGGAAGCACTCCAATATCAGATCATCGTGGACACATTGTTGAATATGAAACAATTTTAATTAGACCAGAAGTTCAAAAGTTAAATGGAGTTTAAATGGCTAGAATTGATTCCACAAAAATTGCTTCATTAACAAAAAAAACAAAATTTAAATCTGTTAGAACTGGAGATCTTTCTCAAAAAATTGCAGCAACTGCACACTTTCAGGCGGAGTTAATTAATAGACTATCTAATGAAGAAAAGGTAAGAATACAAGAATATGGGCTAAGACACATATCTAAGTATTTTGAGTCCTATGTAGATCACTTGGCAAGAGTAAATCCAAATAGATATCATCATATTTACGAGCCTGGTCAATCTGGGGACCCAAGGGCAAGGCTGTTCAAATCAAACATAAGTTCTGACAGTAACAAAGCAATTTTGCAGTATAGTTTTTTGCCATCAAAAGTTCCTGGTGATAGCGGTCAAGTATTTAAATCTAAAGCACTTATTATGGAGTCTGGAACTCCAGTAACAATTACTCCAAAAAGAGCTAAATCTTTAGTGTTTGAAATTGATGGAGAGCTTATATTTTCAAAACAAAGTTATGTTGCAAATCCTGGTGGTGTAGCAGTAGAAAACTCTTTTACTGAAACTTTTAATCAGTTTATGACATCCAGAGCAAATGATGTTCTGATTGATCTTGGATTTTATGAAAGAATAGAAAGAGCAATATTATCAGAAACAAAACTCGTACTTCGTAAGATTTCTAGTGGTACAATTTCAAGTATGGCTATGCAAGCAGCAGTATCTGCAGGAAAAATTTCTAAGAGGTCAAGATAATGGCATTAGAGCTTCCAATTCATATTATCAACAAATATCTTTATAATAAGGCAATTGCTGGAACCCAAGAAATTCATAGTGTTTGGAACATTAAAGATTTTCACAACTCACTTTCTAATACAATGAAACCAGCTGGTTCAAGACTCTACTTTGATCAAGCAATTTCAGGAAACCATATAGACCAAATGGGTCCAGAAATAGTTAAGCCATCAGTAAGAATTATATATGACACAGTTTATCCACCAATTAAAGGAACAATGTGGGCTTTAGAAAAAGCACAAACAGTATATTATATTTATGGATCTGAAAATACCGCTAATAATGATGACAACGTACAATTTGTTAAAACCTATATTTATGACACTTTTAAAAAATTTGATGAGTCAGCACAAGATATTAACAATTCACTACAAGCAAGTCAAAACATAAGATTTAAGTACATTCGTGCAGATCAAGAAAGTCCAGATATGGATTTCTTGGGAGATAGGGCTACAGACGATAGGTACATTACTAGCCTTATCCTTACATATGAATATACCAAATCATAAACATCAGCGTGGTATTATTATCTTGAGGAAACGCTGAAAAGCTAAAAATTTAAAATTGGCAGGAGGTGTAAATAAATAAATGTCTTATAGTGCAAAAAATATTATCGTAGGTGCTGGTGTCCTTTACATTGGAAAAAACGCTGGCGAAGAATACGATGAAACAGATATCGCAGCAGCAGGAGTCACCTTAGGTGATACCTCGCCAGCAGCAACATTCACAAACCCATCAAAGGTTAACGATACAAACTGGAGACACGTTGGCTATACTTCAGAAGGTGCAGAAATGTCCTTTGAACCAGATTACGGTGAAGTACAGGTTGATCAACTCCTAGACGTAGCAAAGATCTTCAAGCAAGGTCAGCGTGTTATGTTGAATACAACATTCACAGAAGCTACTCTTGAAAACTTCTTAGTTGCTATCGGTGGTAAGGATTCAGATAGAACAGGTGGATCTACTGCAACAAACGGTGCTCAAGAAACAGTCTTCCTTAACGGTGGTGCTCTTGGATACTCTCCAGTAGAAAGATCAGTTCTTGTAGTTGGTCCTGGACCAGATGAAAAGGTAAAGGCAGGTGCAGAAATTGCTGGACTTGCTGGAAAGAAAGTTGAGCGTCTATATGTCGCTTATCGTGCTCTTTCTATGGAAACAGTTACTTTGGGTGTTAGAAGAAATGAGGCTACAGTATTTCCTGTATCCTTCCGTCTTCTTCCTTCGTCAGCTGAAGCAAACAATGCTCCTGATGGAAACCAGACTTATGGAAAGGTTATTGACCGTGTATACGGTGCATAAACTGCCTAGGTTATAATTTAATAGGTTTAAGGTGGGTCTTAGGACCCACCTTATTCCATTTGTATGAGAAATACTATATAATTAAAAGGAATAACACAGGAGGAAATTGTGGCAACAAAAATTTATGAAAGTATTGACCTAGAACTACTAGACGGTACTGAAGTAACAATCAAACCATTAAATATTAAAAACTTAAGAGAAGTAATGAAGGTATGGGCAACCGCAACTTCAGCAGAAACAGAAGATGAATTTCTTAGTGTTTTGCTAGAGTGCACAAAGATTGCATTTAAGCAATACCATCCAGCATTGGCAAATGATCCAGAAAAGCTAGAAGATGCTTTGGATCTTCAGACAATGTATAAAATTCTAGAGGTAGCAGCAGACATTAGGTTGAACGACCCAAACCTGCTAGCAGCAGCTCAGGAACTAGTTGGTCAGAACTAGACCTAGCTGCTCTAGAATCAGAAGTCTTCCTTCTAGGACACTGGAAGGATTATGAAGAACTAGAAAGTTCTATTTCTATGCCTGAACTTGTGGCAACACTTGAGGCTATCTATAAGAAAGATGAACGAAATCAAAAGTTTTTTGCTGCATTGCAGGGAGTAAAACTTGATGAAGGTTCTTCTGGAAGCTCTGGAAGTGATGCTCCAGTGTCTTACCAAGAAATTCAAGCGAGGGCAATGAAAAAATTGACAGGTAGTGATGAAGCAGCAAGAGCTGTAGAGTACGGGTTTACTTCGGACCTTGGAATGTCATATTCATTTGTAGGTAATGAGTAATGACTGATGTTAGGTCTACGTTTGGTTTTGATGCAAATTTTGGTCCTCTCCAAACTCAAATTCGATCACTTGTAAAAGACATTACTGTACTTAATGCTGCGTTTAAGTCTCTTGACAGTGAAGCCAATAAGGTAAGAAATGCTCGTGCAGGTTCTTTCATGTCCAGTCTTGGAAACGTTGGAGGGTTTAATGCTCAAATTGTAGACCTTACCAGTGACGTAGAAAGATTTGGAAAAGCCCTTCAAAAAAATCAATTAACTCTTCGTCAATACTACAAAGAGGCAGCACAGGCTTACAAAAAAAATAGCATGGCTAGAAGGCTTGCTGAAGATGAAGTAAGAAGAGCACAGTCTCAACTTGTTGGTATGGGGCAAAACCAAAAGGGTCGTCAGCAAGGAATGCTTATCACCCCCCTTACAATTGACACATCTGACATTAATACAAAAATGGCTATTAGCCAAAAACAATTTTCTATCTTTAATAAACTTGTAAATGATGGTGCAACTCAGCTTATTAACTGGGGTAAAAATACACAGTGGGCAGGTCGTCAGCTTACTGTTGGTCTTACTGTACCATTGACAATTTTTGGTGCAACAGTATCTAAAACGTTTAGAGAAGTAGATAAAGAACTTACAAGATTTGCCAAAGTTTATGGTTCAGATCTTGTTGGTGCAAATCAACAAGCAACAAATACAATGAGGTCTCAAGTTGAGCAATTATCAAAAGACTTTGCTGGTAAATATGGTATAGCAGCAAAAGAAACAGCAGGTCTGGCAGCAGACTTGGCAGCAACTGGACTAGAAGGACAAAAACTTTTAGACTCAGTTGCACAAACAACACGCCTAGCCGTACTTGGTGAGGTTGATAGACAAGAAGCAATGAAGGCAACCCTCGCTCTTCAAGGTGCTTTTAATATGAGTACAAACGAATTGGCAGAGTCAATTAACTTCCTTAACGCCGTTGAAAACCAGACATCTGCATCACTCCAAGATTTAACTGAAGCAATCCCTCGTGTTGGTCCAGTTGTTAACTCTCTTGGCGGAGATGTCAAAGACTTAGCAGTTTTACTTGTAGCAATGAAAGAGGGAGGCGTGAATGCAGCCGAAGGTGCAAATGCTATCAAGTCTGGTCTCGCCTCCCTTATCAACCCAACAAAACAAGCATCAATTACTGCAAAGCAATATGGAATTGATCTAGATGGAATTGTAAAAGCAAACAAGGGAAAGCTCATGCCAACAATTATGGCTTTCCAGGAAGCACTTGCAGGTCTTGATCAGTTTGCAAAAGCACAACTTATTGAACAGCTTTTTGGTAAATATCAGTTTGCAAGAATTTCTGCCTTGTTTGATAACCTAAATGCTTCAGGATCACAAACAGTAGAGGTTTTAAAACTTATGGGGGCTTCTTCTCAAGACCTTGCAAAAATTGCAAACTCTGAAATTAGAACTCTTACAGAATCATCAGCTATGCGTTTTCAAAGATCTATGGAAGCAATTAAGGCATCTTTACTTCCAGTTGGTGAAGTTTTAACAAATTCAGTAATTCCTTTCCTTGAAAAAACAGCTACTCTTATTGGTATGCTTGTTGAATATGCAAGTGGTCTTCCAGGACCAGTTAAAAGCTTCTTAAAGGTTGCAACAGGATTTACCTTAATTGCAGGACCTTTGATTATGCTTGTTGGTGTATTTGCAAACTTTGCAGGATACATAACTAAATCTGCAATGTCTATTACTAAGCTTGGTGCCTCACTTGCAGGTTTAAGAACAGAAAAATTTGAAATGCTAGATGACACTCAGCTTGCAGCATCTAAAGCATCAGATGTTCTTGCAAGAGCTTACAATAATCAAAAAGCATCTCTTGACAAGTTAAATTTAACTATGGAAGGATATCTTGCAAACCTAAGAGAAGAAGTTAGGTTAAGCAATAGATTGTTTATGCCTGGTACTACTGCTGGAGGAAGATCTCCAAAAGGTGGAGGAAAGAAAGCAAAACTTCAGCAAGGAGGGCAACCTTACGTTCCTGGAAATGGAGACGGAGATAAGGTTCCAGCACTACTTGAGCCTGGAGAATTTGTAGTAAATAAAAAAGCAGCTAAAAAGTTTGGTCCTATGCTAGAAGAAATTAATTTTAATCAGGCTCCAAGATTCCAAAATGGTGGTCCAATTAGATTAAATCGTGGTGGAGGAAAGCCTTTATTCCTTGGTATGCCAGAAAAGTTTTCAGAAAGAATTGGAAATGTTAGAGGTCTTTTAAGAAAGGCAGATCAAGAAGCAAAAACAGGAAGATTTGCTTCTATGCCATTAACGGAACTTGGAACAAGATCATCTAGCATTGGCGGATTTAGTTCTGCAATTCCAGGAGTAAATGGTGTCTATGAAATTAATGGTAAAAAATATGTTGTTAAGGGTCATACAGATTCTGACTCCGCACTTGTTGAGGCAAGAGGAACACAGTTAACAAGAGACATATTTGGACTAAACACTCCAAATCAAGAAATGATTAAAATTGCACATCCTAGAACTGGCGAGCAAATGTTTGCTGTTAGATCTCCATACGATGAAGCATTTGCCAAATCAACTGGAAAAATTGACCCAGAAGATTTTGCTTCACAGGCATTGGCTTCTATTATTAGAAGAGATAATGACTTACAGCCAGATAATCTTTTTGGAAGAACAGTAACAGATGTAGGATCAGGTTTTGTAGCAAATAGGGCTTCCCAGCCAAGAACAGTTGGTGGACCTAAAACTCCAGTTGAAGAACAAGCACTAATTAATTTCTTAGCACAAAAGGGTGGGGCTAAAAAATGGTTTGCAGAATCAACTGGTGATATTGCAAGAAGCATGACACCAGAAAAATATGAATCTATGTTTTTGGCAAAAATTGATGATGCTCTTGGAAAAACAAAGGGTGCAATTAACAAGCTTCCAAATATGACACCTGCTGAAAAGAAAATGTATCAGGGAATCGTTACTGACTTAGAGGATGCAAGAGGCATTGACTGGAGAGCATTACACGCACATCATTCTGGATTAAGTCTTACTGCTGCTAAGTCTCCAACTGCTGCTGCACTTGCAAAGAAACAAGCAGAGCTTGTAGAAAAAGCTAGACAAAGAGGTCATGCTCAAGGAACTGGCGGTTTGCCATGGGCTTATGCAAATGGTGGCTTTATAAAACTTATTGAAGGTGGATCAGTTCCTGGATATAGTGCTTTAGAAGACCTTATAAAAACAAATGTAAAAACAGGAAGTCAGCTCCCACTTGATGACTGGCTAACTAAAACATTATCTCGTGTTGACAATAAAAAAGATGCAAAAATTATTGTAGACTCTTTAACTAAAAGATTAAATACAGGAACTGGACAAACTAAAACTAGTCTTATCACTAAAGATTTCTTGCTAGAGATTGGTGAAAAATTTAAGTCTTCTAAATCTGAAAATTCAAGAAACATGGTAAATGATCTTGGAAGGCTTACAAGCAAGCCAGGAAGAGCTAACCCTGGAACTGGAAGACCTGCAGTAATTGGAAAAATAAGAAATAAAGAAGATAGCCTTGCAATAATAAATCCAATGGAAGCAGCTATTAGAGCTAAGTTAAAAGAATCAGGCTACTTTAGTGATTCTGATATTGACAGATTTTCTAAGGTTGAAGCTGGTCACTTACAAAAAGACTTAGTTACAATTGATGGTAAAACATATAAGAGATGGCTTCCTCCAAAACTTGCATGGATGCCAAAGGTAGAAAACCTAGCATTTGAATATCTTACTAGAGGTGGTGTAGACGCAGAGAAAGGAAACACCGCAGCGTTTAGAGATGCACTGAAACAAGCTAAAGCAACACCAGCTCAAATTAAATCAATTCTTTCTGGAAACCACCCAGTATCTGGAGAAGCAAGAAAAAAGTTTTTATCAGCATTATCAATTTTAGAATCCAATGGATCAATAACTCCAAAAACTTTAGAATATATTAGAGCAACAAATGCATTAAACGCAGGTGATCCAGCGTACAAAATAACAGCAGGAATTGGCAAGGCAGGAACTGTATACCCAGACAAGGATGATTCTCCAGAAATGAAGAGATATCTTGGATCGGTCCCAGTTGGTGGAAGAGGACGAGTTCCTAGTACCCCAAGAAGAGCAACTGGTGGAGCCTTAACTAAAGAGCAAATAAAAGATCATGAAGAGTCTGGAAAGGTAGTAACAACTAGAAACAACAAGCCAGTTAAAATGGCTAGTGGTCAAGTTGTAGCAGAAGAAGCCTGGGTAGATGCAAAGATGGCTGAAGATGGAATTAGAGATGGGCAAGATATTAAGGCTCAAAAGAAAGCACTTAGAGGACAAAAAGCAGGTGCTGTTGGCGGTCTAGCAATGACTGGAGCATTTATGCTCCCAGCTCTTACTGGAACAAATGAAGCTCTTTCTGGATTTACAAACTCTTTAACCACAGCAATGATTGCCTTATCAGCAATTACTACAATTGCCCAAGTTCGTGGTATTGGTGGAGCAGGAATGAGTGTTGGTGCCAAAGCCAGAGGAATAAAGTCTGGAGCATTTGGAAGTGGAACATCAACCATGGACTTTATTAGAGGTGGAAGACAGTACCCAATTAATAACCCAAATGCCCTTGAAGATGCTAAGAAAAAAGTCGGTGCTGGAAGAGTCATGGGAGGCTTAGCAGATAAGGCTGGAAAAGCTGGCAAAGGTGGAATGCTTGCTAGAGGCACTCTTTCCGCAATTGGTATTGCAACTGGACCAGCTGGAATGGCAGTTCTTGCAGCAATTGCCCTTGGCACTGCAGCGTTTGTTGCTTATCAAAAATCAATTGATAATGCTAAAAAAGCTGGAGAATCTTTATATGCAGAACAAACTAAGGCTGCAGAATATTATGGAATTGAATTACTAAACGTTAATGCTGCAATGGCAGAAAATGTTAAAATTGCAAAAGAGATGGGTCTTGCAGCAGCACCAACTGCAGCAACTGTTGATCCAGCCCTAAAACAATCAATCTTAGAACAAGAAGAAAATAAAAAACTTGTAGAAGAAATTAGAAAGTCTAATGACCCATCATCAATATTCCTTGGTCAATATGGGAAGATGTTGCAGCAAGGATTTAATCCTGAACAAGCAAAAGAAGTTTTATCTGTTTTAGCCCAGGCAAGTGGAAAAATGGGAGCACTTCAAAGTGTTTCTGGAACATTAAATCAAACAGTAGTTACTGGTGCAAACGGAGAAGTAGATGCACAAGCAACTGCAATTAAGGCAACCGAAGCTGTTGGTCAAGCAGCAGTTGGAAATATTAATGCCTTGTTTACCAGAAATATTGCAATGCCAGCAAGAGGCGGAGGGGCAGTAACCCCAGTAATGGGTCCAAACAAATTAACCTCTAATCAAGACTTTGCAAACTTGGAAGGTCAAATTACACAAGCATTTAAATCTGCTCTTATGTCTCCAGATCTTGGCGTAGGATTTGAAACCATGAGTAAGACAATCGAAGCAACATTTAAAAAGGGTGCAGAAACAGGAACTAATCAAGCAGATATTGCATCAGCATTAGGTGAGAGTGCACAGGCAATGGCTAAGGATCTTGGATTTGAAGAGGATAGCAAGTTCGTTCAAACAATGAATGCAGCACTTGACGATACAACTGATAAGGTTCAAGGAACCAAAGATCAGTTCTTGCTAGTACAAGCTGCTGCTGCAGGTATTGATTTAACAACAGTTATTGCAGATGGAAAGTTGGCAGCAGATGAAGCACAAAGACTAAGAACTGAAATGGCTGCAATTGATACTCAGAAACAAATTAACATTACAGTTAATACTCAGATTCAAGATGCAATTGATGAAATTGACAAAGAAATTCAGGTAAGAACAGCATACTACGATCAACTTGCTGCAAACAATGAAAACGCTCAAGAATCAGAAAATGAGCGTACAAAGAATTTTCAGAAGAACATGGAAAAGCGAAACAAGGCTATCCAAAAAGAAATTAAGCAAATTCAAAAAGCAGCAGACGAACAGATTAATGCAAAAGAAAAAGAAATTGATGCAATTGAAGAAAGTTCTGATAAGTACCTAGATGCACTTCAGTCACAAAAGGATCAGTCCTCTTTTGAGAACGATCAAAGACAAACTGCTCTTGGTGGTCTTGGTGCACTTGCAAGTGGAGACGTATTTGGATTCCTACAAGCACAAAATGAAATGGCTGCTGCTGCTCAAGAAAATGCACAACAAAATGAAATTAGCAAAGTTGAAGAAATGTCTCAGGCAAGAATTGACGAGATTGAAAAAACAATTGATAAGATTAAAGAACAGGCAGATTTGGCGGTTGGAAACTTACAAGAGCAACTAGATAAAAATCAAGAGCTTATGGACAAAGAAGGAGAACGCCATGAAAAGAGAATGGCTTCACTTCAAAAAGAAGCTATAAAAATTCAAACAAATAAGTCTGCAGAAATTAGAGCATTTGATGATGCAAAGGGTAAATTGCAAGAGCTTATGGATATGCCAGTTGGAGAAAAACTTGGTAAAGATCTTGGTGCATATGCAGATGCAATATCTTCGGTTGCTGCAAATATGCCAAAGAGTGCACAAGATACAATGAGCAAACTTGCAACATCATTTGGAGATAACTTCCAATCGGTATTTGATGCAGAGTTGCAAAAATCTGCAAAAGAATATGGAGTAAATGCAACAGACCTAAAGACTTTAATTAAAAAAGCTTTGCCTAAGAGTAAGGGTGGGGCTGGATCAGAGAATAGTGGAACTGGTGGATATGCAAAGGGTGGATATGTAACTGGTCCAGGAACTGGAACATCTGACTCCATTCCAGCTCAATTGTCAAATGGAGAATATGTTGTAAAGGCAGACTCAGTTAAGAGAATTGGAAAAGACACATTAGATAAAATTAATAATACAGGAGGAATGGGTATTCCTGGTGGTATTGGATATCGTGTTGGTGGTGCCGAAGCACCAGCATCAGCAGCAGCATTTGCTGGTGGAGTTAAAACAGCAGTTGCAGCAATTAATTCAGCTAACGCTTTAGTTTCTGCAGCAGCAAGTGCAATGAATGAAGAACCAGAAAATTCAGACGGTGGTGGCTCTGGAAGTCCAACATCTATTCCAGAAAAACTTGGAAAGGTGGCAAGAATACTTCGTGGATCCTATGGCATAACTGCAAGAGGAACTTACCCAAGTGGAAATAAGCACAGTTCAAGATATGGAGCAGCCATTGACTACGCAACACCAACTGGAACTCCAGTTTATGCTATGGCTGGAGGACAGGCATCTAATCTGAGCAAGGGCAACAGTTCCTTTGGAAAATATGTAACAATTAAACATGCTGACGGAACAGAGTCTTTGTATGCCCACTTAAATTCACATGGTAAGGGAGGGTCCGTTAGTGCTGGAGACTTTATTGGTGATTCTGGAAATACTGGAAACTCTACTGGTCCTCACCTACACTTTGAGTGGTCAGCACTTAAAAATGGATCTAATCCCCCAGGAATGAGAATTGGTGGAGAAACAATGTCTGATGGTCTTGCCCAACTTCATAAGGGAGAAATGGTTTTAACAAAGCCACTAACACAAACCTTAAAAGATGGAATTGCAGAATTAAAATTTGGTATGCCATCAATGTCTGGCATTTCTCCAGTAGATAGTGGTACAATGGTATCTAACAGTAACGTATATAACATCACGGTTGATGCATCTGGTCCTTCGATGGATCCAAATAGGATTGCACAAAAAATTGTTACGGCTATTGGTAAGGAAGACAATAAAAGAGCTTTTGGAAGGAGTAGTTAATGGCACTAGCAGACTTACAAAAAACTTATAGGAAACCATCTTTAATTATTTTTTCTTTAACAGAACCAATTGCTGGAACTGGAGAAAACTCTGGACAATGGGATTTTGCACCATCAACCCCCTTATACCTAACTGATGATAATAGATCATCTTTATCAATTGTTCCACAAAGAATTGAGTCTAGAAGAAGAATGATTGATGGAACAATGCGTTCTGTTCATGTTGCAGACAAAATGTCTTTTTCTACTTCTTGGGAAGCCATTCCTTCTAGAAAAACTAGACCAACACCTGCATCTCCAGATGGTCTTTCAAATAAAATTACCTCAGATGGATTTGGTGCAGGACAAGACATTAAAGCTTGGTATGATGCAAATTTTTCAGATTTTTGGATGCTACTAGTATATGATGCCTCTGTTTCTGGAAATTCAATTACAAATGTTGAAAAGTATAATGTTTTCTTTGATGATTTTGATTTTACTATTGTAAAAAGAGGACAACACAATGATCTATGGGATGTGTCTATCAGTCTGGTGGAGGTTTAATGTTAACTACAGGAAACTCAGACATAGACAATCTATTTAAAAAATCAAAGACTATTTCATCAAAGCATAAAATTATTGCTGAGTGGAATCATAATGCATACACAGTTGTAGATTATATTGGATCGTACCCCCTAGAAATTGTTGGAGATGGAGTAGAGGCAACTCAAACACAAGCACTTACATTTAATGCTAGTGAGCTGACTGGATGTTGGGATAATGGAGGACATTACTATACTGTAAGTTCAACCCCAAATGATTACGAAGTTGAAGAATTAGAAAGAAAAAAGATAAATTCAATTAGACTAATTACTGAGCCAGAAAGACCAGATCCTGGAATTATTTTTCCAGTAACATTTCCTGCAGCTAGAGATAGAAACCTGGTAGCTGATGCTAGCGAAGCAAGAGCCTACAATATTCTTCAGACAAGTAATAGAATTTATGCGGCAAATGAATCACAGTCTGGAAGATACTGGGTGTCTCCAAGAAGGTGTAAATCAAATGCTACCTACGGAATTGATAGTAACTTTATTGGTGTTTCAAATTCCCTTGGAAAAATGAAAGGTAACAATGTTTTTGTACATTATGAGGAAGCTGTAAGATGCAATAAAATTGTCGTAAAAACACAAACAGTAAATGGTTATGCTAGAGACTTTACAGTTGAAGTTTTGCTTTCTGGAAGTAATACTTGGACATCAATATACAGAACAACAAATAGTACGACAATGAATGATGGAATTTTAAGACTTTCAAGAAAACTTGTTTCTGGAAGTTGGCAGTGGGTTGTAGCTGCTGGTGTAGAAGAAGAGGGAACCATAACAAGTTTCTTAAAATCCTCAACTACAGGATATCAGTCAATTAAGGGAATAAGGTTTTCCGTACAGGAATTAGCAGACGTAAATACAAACGATCCAAAAGAAGACGGAACTCTTGACGTAATTGAGCTATCTCCAAGAATGGTTGTTGACTTATCCTCATACACTGAAGATTTTTCTAGTAGCTCAAATATTGGAGACTCTTTTCTAGGTCTTCCAGTAGGATCTATGGTAGGTGGAGATGGACAGATAAGACTATTTAGTGAAGATAACCTAATTAGTGATAAAAACATACTGTCAATTTTTTATGGAATGCTTAAGCCAAATGTTAAATTTACATTTTTACATGAAGTCACAAGTGGATCTGTAACAAAATATATTCCAATAAATGTCTTGTATGTAAACATTTGGGAAGAAGCAGAAGACTGGTCTGTTACTGCAAATTTAAGCGACTACATGAAATTTCTTAGAGATAAGCCAGCACCAGACATTCTTCTTGGAGCTTTAGACGGAATTAGAGTTTCTGCAATTATTAAAATTTTATTAGACAATTCTGGATTTACTAGATTTTCTTTTAATAAAACAGCAGAAACTAAAGAATATGAAAATGAAGACATCAGAGTTGACTTTTTTTGGTGTAAAAAAGAAATGTCAGTTGCAGAAGCAATTAATGAATTAGCTAAAAGTGCACAGCTATCTATGTATTTTGATCAGTTTGGAATTTTAAATGCATTGACAAAAGAGGCTGTTTTACAAAAAACTGAAACTTGGAACTATGCATTGGTTGGAGACTCTACCGAATTAGACTCTGGAGATCCAGAGTATTTATCAATTAATGGGGTATATGTTTCAAACATTGAGTCATTTGAAGATTCAGTATTGGCTCCAATTAACGCAGGTGAAGTTGCTTATTCTTCTCTTGGAATACCAAAAGGATCTTATGAACTTTTAGATAGAACTTTACAAGGTAATCCTGGAGCGTCAATTTCACAAGATACATCAAAAGTTATTGATGCTGGATATTCCGAAGTTACATTAAATAGAAATATTTCGTATATTCCACAACAAGTTTGGAACCCAGGAAATGATCAACAAAATGCTGCTGAATCACTATTGTCTTGTGGAATTTTAATTAAAGACGTTAAAGCTTCAAGACCAAAAATTATATTGGATGGTTTAACTTTTACAGCAAAAAATAAAAATGATGCTATTAGAAAAGCATTTTTGGGAATGACTCTAGTTGAAAAGTCTTCTTGTCAAATTGTTATTGCAGAAAATGACATGGCTGTTTCATATAGAAATAGGTTCTCTGGATACGTCTACATTGATACTGAACTAATTAAGTTTTATGGAATACTTTATAACATAACTAAACCAGGATATGTAAATGAAGTAAAAATTTACTTTTCTCAGGCTGAAGTAGACTCAGAAATAGCAGCAGCCCCATCTGGATCAAGCTTTGTTCCGTATTCATTAATAGTTGAAATGGATATGGCAGTTGATTCTTATCCAAATTCTTTTTCATCTACTCCAACTGGATATGTTTATTTTTGTAAAAATGATGGAAGAGGATTTAAGGACACAGAAGTTTCACTACATTATTGTGGTCTTGTAGAAAGTAACGGTTGGTCAAAATTTGCAAGCAAAGTATATGCATCTCCAACTGGACAAATTTCAGACTATGGTCAGTCCATGAAAATTATGGTAGACACTGCAGTACCAGACACCTTTGATATTTCAACTAAAGCTGTTGCTTATGGTGGATATGCAAACTTAGCAGGACCACCATCAACTAAAACAGGAACTGGAGCACCAGCTGAATCAATCCAAATTAACATTGCAGACGCTGGTCAACAAGTTATTAGTGGGTTTACAAAAAACACTGGAATTAATCCAACCAGAATTGGAACAAGAATGAATCTTTTTAGTCCAAAAGGAAGCCCAGAAGAAATGTCTGCGATGTCTGACATTGCTGGAATTTGTTTTTATTTGTCTGGTACAACAGCTACAACTGGATACTTTTTAGAAGTTCAGGCTCCTAGCGGAGATTATACTCCAGGAAAGTCTTATCTAGAAAACGTAAAATTTTATAAAGTTTATAATGATGGCGGAACAATAAAGCCAAAGCTTTTAGGATCTGCTGGATATAAAAATGCAGCACCAACAACATTTGAAAGAACAATTTCTATTGCAGATATTGGAAAGTCTGAAGAAGCACTGACAAATGTTTTTTCTTTAGAAGTTCAAATTTTAGACAGCAAAAAAGACTTTATTATTTTTATTAATGGAAAACAGGCTATGACCGCACATGATGATTCTCCACTGTCTCCAACAAACAATATTGGAGTATTTGTAAGAGATGACTCTAATGCTATTTATGATTACATGTATGCAATTTCAGCTCCAACTGGAAGTAATCAATCTCTTTCAGAGTTAATTGGTGATAATGAAAAAATTTACGGAAAAGATGGTGTAACTCTAGTTTCAAAAAATAGGGGAATTTTTTCTCCATTTATTAAAAATATTATAGGATCATCTTTTCCAATTTATTATGATGACTTTGGAAATACCGTAAGAGAAGCAAAATATATTCAAGCTAGATTTAATGAGCCAGCATTTTCAACAAGGTTAATAGAACTTAGTAGGGTTAATCCAGATTACTTTATTAAAGAGTTTAAGAGTTCTTCTTGGGGTGCTTCTTTCTGGGTATATAATTCTTCAAGAAGCTCTGTTTGGCTTGGAAATGGAACAAATTTCCCATTGTTTATTTCTGGAATGGTATTGAAAAAAACAGGTGGCGGAACTGTAGACATTAAAGACTCTATGTCTAATGACCCTAACTCCCAAAATGAATTAGAAATAAATAAAAGATTATATGGTGAGCAATCTTTAAATATATCTGCTGAATATTTAAATAGCTATACTCAAGCTCAAAGCTTATCAGAATGGATTGCAAAATATTCCTCATTTGAAAAAAGGGAAATTAGAGCAAGAATTTTTCCAAACCCATTGCTACAGATTGGAGATAAAATAAAAGTTATCTACAAGTCAAGAGGATTTTCATCTAATGATATTGGGGACAAGACATATGTATTATCAGGAATAGACTATAATGTAGGAAGCAATGGAATACAGATGGATGTATTGCTAAGGGAGATGTTATAATATGCCACCATTAAAACCTGGTAAAATTGTAAATACAAAAGGTCAAGTTGTTAGTGCTCCAGTAAAAAAAACAGAGTCAGCAAATGTTAGAGAAGATAGAGTTCCTCCACCACCTAAACCTAAAGTTACTCAAGGTGCCCAAACACCAGCAACAAGAGCAGCAGCTACTGCTGCAAATAAACTTGCAAAAGATTATTTAGAAGCACAAAAAACTCCAGGATACAAAGGTGTTGGTTCAAACTTCTATGATCCACCCGTTAAAATAACTAAAATTGTTACCCCCACCGCTGAAGAAGTTGTTGATGATCCTGGCACTGCAATACAACAGGTTGTAGCTACACCAGTAGAAACAGTTGTTGCATCAACTGGATTAGTAGATGGAGTAAACTATAAAGAAATATACTTAGAAGAAATAAAACGTCTTGTCTTAAGTTTAGTAAACAATGCAAAATCTCTTTTAATTAGATATAATTTTTCTGGCATAGATAGAGTTCCAGAATCCTACCTAGATTTTGATAGAGAAGCTAAAACAGAAACTCTTTCTTCAAGTTTTTCAAGACCAGAGTCTCCATTTACTTTAGAGCAAGCAGACCTACAAGAAAGGTTTTCAACAGACTTAAATGAAATAAATAATTTAATTAGTGATTTATCTAATAGTGCTGAAAAGGCTAAATATTTTGGTTCAATGAGGGGTGGAACCTTTTTGCCAAGAGAAGTAAAACTCCTTAGAAATGGAAGCGTAGGATACGACATGAGACTAGAGTTTACTTCAATTTCTAATCAAGATTTTGTTGTAAAATGCTATGAAGTATCTTAAAATGGTATAATTCTACTATGTTTACTGGGATATATAAAATTTATTTAGACGGAGAATATGTTGGTGAGCAGAAAAATTCTATCACTAGGGCTGGAAGATCTATTATTTTAAAGTCACTTATGGGATTAGTGCCAACTGTTGGTGGAGAAATACACATAGGTATTGATAATACTGCTAACGGCACACCAGACTCAAACGGTTTAATCCCAAATAATATTCTTGGCTTTGATGTAGCTGCTGCTCCAGTAAGACTTTCATATTTAGATAACGCAGGAAACTTTGACGCAATGATTTTTAAGGCAAGTTTTGGAACTACCGCAACTGGTGGAGAGTCATACAAAATTCATGAACTTGGACTCTTTCCTTCAAGTGGAGTTACTAATGCAGTTTCACTAAGAGATACTGCATTGTTCTCTGGATCACCATTAGATCTTTGGAAGGAGGAAGAAACTACACTAGTACTACCTAGCCCAGTACCAACCACGGCTCCATCAACATCTTGCTACATAACATCAGCACTTACACCTTATTCATTTAGAGTTGGAGACTCAGCATTATTTATTAAATCAGGAGATATCCTAAACATGGCAGACTCCTCAAGGATTTCTTCGTATAACTTAAATATTTATAACTCTGTAGACACCCTTTCCATTGCCTATTCAAAGCTTACTGGAAATACCCCAACAGTAACAATGAAATTTGAAACAACAGTAGATGATTATTTTGTTGGAACTTTTGCAATAACTGGAACACAAACTTATGGAATAGCAAGCAGAACAGTTGAGCAAATGCAAAATGCAAAAGTTGGAAACCCAAGATGGTCAAACATTAATAAGATTACTATAACTTCAGATGCAGACGTTGTTGTTGATGCCATAAGATTTAATAACGTAGATGCCATTGACACTGTTTATGGAATGGTATCAAGAGCGGTATTAAGCACACCAATTGTAAAGGCTTCAAATTCTGTAATGGACATTGAATACTATTTAAGCATGGGATTTAATAAGACGGTAACATAATGGCTAAAGTAGAAGTAAGTATCCCCAATTTAGTTTCTGGTCAAAGATACAGGATGGTAGTTGAGTCAAGAAACAATCCATCTCTTGTTGGACCATCCATTGAATTCGTTGTTCCACCTACCCCAAGATTTTTATCTACCTATCAACCATTGTATAGAATAGTATCAGAGCCTTGGTCAACGACTACTGAAACTACTGTAACTATTCCAGGTGAAACAATTGCTGCTGGATCAATTCAAGCTGGTGGAAGCTTTTCTAAAACTATAACTGGGTGGAAAAGAGGAAGCAACATTTCTCCTCCATATCAATTTTATGTAAATAATGTATCTGGATTAACAAATGGTCAACAGTTTACCGTAAACGGAATGTCACAGCCAGCAGGTGGAGACTACTATGACAGATTAATATACACAGTTTCTGGAAATCCGTCTGGAACTACAGTTGGTGCAACCGCAGTTATTCCAAACCCAGTACCATCAGGATTTACTACATCTTGGAAAAATGCAAAAGGGGCTCCGCTAGTAACTAGCACAACAACTAGTAATAATGGAGTTCTTAATTTTACATTGCCAGCAATACCTGCTACAAGTCAAACTGCTGCAAGTACCGAAAAAACAACAAGTACTACACAATCTGGAACAAAATACCACGTTGATGTCAGTGCACCACAAGAAATTTTAACACTCTTAATTAGTGACGAAACGATGTTTGATGCAATAGTATTCTTTTATATAAAAAATGGATCGTACTACTATTTAAATAATAGCCCAATGAATGTAGATCCTCCATCGTATTCAACAAAACCATCAACAATTTTATTAACAGAAAGAAACGCTAACATTGGTGAACAAAATGAGTCAGTTGCGAGGGACTACAGATTTACTGTGGCTAGATATGAAAAACAGGGATCTTCCTGGGTTGGTTACTGGATGCAAAAAGACGATTCCTATGAATTAATTGGTCCAAGCTTAAGCAGAGTATACTATTCTCAATCGGCGGTAAAGAGTGGCTAACGAATCCTATTCAAACAATCCTGTAAGTCCAAATATCCATAATCTTGTTGGATACTTTAATTCAAGAGAAGACTCTTTTAGAATAATAAACAAGTCAATTGCTTCTTGGTCATTTAATGGTGCAATACCATCAAAAATTTATGATGTTCAGGTATGGAATCCAACTGAGTATAGACCAAACATTGTTCCAGGAGATTTTGTAATTGTATTAGATCAGCTTGGAGAATACGTTGCAAGACCAGTAATTATTGTAGAGCCAGAAGACCCATCAGAGTTTTTTGATATAACGGCTGACCCTGCAACAAGAGTTGTTTATTCAATTACTGGGGCAACCGCAGGAGCTTCTACCGTAACTTATACAACATCAATAAATCATAATTTTACAACAAACACTTTTATAACAGTGTCTGATATATTTCCAGCCCAATTTAATACAACAAAGACTAAAATTACTGCAGTAACAAATAATACCTTTACTGTTTCAAAATCAATAACTGGGTCTTATACTAGTGGTGGAAGTTCTTTTGCTCAAGCCAAATTTAATTCTAATTTAATTATTAAATATTTAAACTCTTACGGCTTAGAGTCAGATTATATTATTCCAACATACCTAGGTTCTGATGGATACCCAGCAAACTATGTAGAAATAATTAGAGAAGACTGGGAAAACAAATACCTTGGATCTTCTGGTTGGATTCTGTCTGGATCAGGAAACTCTATATTTAATAATGTTGCTATTCGTGGAGAAATCACTGCTGACACCCTAGATGTTGGCGGAGGGGAAGGAATTACCTACGATGGAACAACTGTAAGACTTGGAACAGATGTAACTATTGACGGTGATGTAACAGCAACAAGTTTCTCTATTGATGCAAATAATTACTGGAATAGCGATGGTGAATTTAAAGTTGGAGATTCTACTTCCTTTTTGTCTTGGAATCCAACAACAGATCAGCTTAGTATAGATGGAAGAATTACTGCTCAAACTCTTAATGTTGGCGGAGGGCAGGGAATCATATATGATGGATCAACTGTAACAATTGGAACTGATGTAATAATTAATTCTGACCTAACTGTAAGCGGTTTAACGGTTAACGGTCCAAGCTCAACGTTATTAAAAATTAATGATAATGTTTCAGACATTAATAATCTTACGGCAGGAACACTAGTAAATGATGGTCTGTATATTGATAGATATAACTATTGGTATACGGACGGAAGATTTAGCGTTGGTAATGCCGTTGGAACTATTTCTTTTACCACTAATACAGAAGAAGCAGATACATCCCTTAGAATATCTGACAGATTAGTTGTTGGCACAAACTCTTTTAGTAACATTCAACTTGTTGGTGGATCAACTGCAGCTAATACTTTTATTAGAGTTGGAACTGGTGGGTATAACACAGAAACTGCAAGATTCTTTGTTGACGGTAATGGAAGATTTAGCCTTGGTCAAAAACTTAGATACACAATTGCTGACGGTTTATTTGTAGAGGGTGCAATTAATGCAACGTCTGGAACGTTTATAAATACCGTATATGTTGGAAATAACGCAACAGCGTCAAATAACATTCAGCTTATTGGAACATCTACTGCTGCAACAACTGCAATAGGTATTGGATCTGGAACACTTGGCTATAACACGACAACAACAAAGTTTTGGGCAGATGCTTCAGGAAGATTTAGTCTTGGTCAGGGTTTGTTGTGGGATGGAACAAACTTAACAATTAATGGATCTGGAACATTTAGTGGATCCCTTTCTGCTGCTAGCGGAAGTTTTACTGGTGCTTTAACTGGTGGAACAATTAGCATTGGTACTGGAGATGAAATATTTAAGGCAGACTCTAATGGAATTTATTTAGGAGATGCCACTTTTGCAGATGCCCCATTTAGAGTTACTCCTACAGGAGTTTTAACTGCAACAAATGCAAATATTTCTGGAACAATAACTGCAACCACTGGAGCAATTGGTGGCTTTAAAATTGGAACAGCCAACCTATATACTCCAGCAATTCCAGCAACTGGAATTACTGCAGGTATAACATCTGGAACTTCTAACTATACATTTTTTGCAGGAGCAGATTCTGAAACTGGAACAAATGCTAAGTTTAGCGTTACTAATGCTGGTGCACTAACAGCAACCAGTGCTACAGTTTCTGGTGCAATTACAGCAACTTCTGGATCATTTACTGGAACCGTAAACATATTAACTGGGGGATCTTTAGTTGCAGGTACTACAACAGATGGTTTAACAGTATCAAGTCTTGGATTAGTGGGATATGACAATGGGGTTCCAGTCTTTACCCTTCCAACATCATCATCAGAAACACCAACAATTGCAAACTTTAAACTTATTGATACTGCAATTGTTTCAGATGGTCAAAATGCAAATATTATTGTTGGAACAACTGGATCAAGTGCAAGCAATATTACTATTCGTGGACAAGTTGGAACTGGAATAGTTCCTGCAATTTTTACAACCATAGCTGGAACTGCAACCACAGACAGTGCTGGAAACGGATTCTACATTGATAGGTCTGGTAAGTTTAGGCTTGCAGGTGCAAATGGATCTGTAACAATGGATGGTTCTGGAAACCTAACTGTTACTGGAACAATAAATGCTTCACTTGGTAATATTGGTGGATTTACAATTGGAGCCACCTCACTAACCGCAGGAACTGGATCTACATCTGTTGGATTAAATACTACTGGATATCCTTTCTATGCAGGTAACGCAAGTCCAGAATCTGCTCCATTTAGCGTCACTTCAGCAGGAGCTTTGACTGCAACTAACGCTACAATTACTGGTGCAATTACAGCAACCTCTGGAAGTTTTACTGGTGCAGTAAACGCAACTTCTGGAACTTTTTTAAATACTGTAAACATTGGAAACCATGCAACAAATGTATTAAAGCTTACTGGAACTAACACAGCAGCAACTACAGCAATTTCTTCTGGAACAAGCACCTATAAAACTGGTGGAATCTGGATGGATGCCTCTGGAAGATTTAGCCTTGGAACAGAAAAACTTTTCTTTGATGGAACCGACTTAACTATAAGTGGAACTCTTGAGGCTGGAACAATTATCGGATCAACCATCCGTGGATCTGATGTGTTTGCTAACTCTGCTCAAATTGGTGGAAATGCTTATGGATGGATTGCTGGAGCTGGTGGACTATTCTCTGGAACAAAAGAGTCTACATCTTATTTACAGTCTGGATTCTATTCAAATGAAATTCTTGACATTGTTCAAGAAACTCAAGCTGGTTCTTCAAACATAAAAAGAAACTTGTTCTTAAAAACATCAAAGATAACATCAGCTCAGTTAGAGCCAGACGGACTTACAATTAAGTACGTTTCAGACAACTCTTTTTATAAGGGCGAAACTATTAATATTACAGGAGCTGCTGACTCAGATTACAATGGAACAAGTCTAGTAGTTGAGTATGCTTTATCTGGAGAGTTTTATGTAAGAAGAGATCGTACAGGAATTACTCCAACTAGCCTTTCTGGAATGAATGCTACGGCAACATCTCAAACTTCTGTACTTGGAA